GAGTAATCAGCAACAATTAACTTGTGTCCAGAAGGAGCAATAAACAAGTTACGAATTAACTTGCCGTACTCTCCTTGTGACGGAATGTTCTGCAAGTTAGGTTCGCTACTGGAAAAACGACCAGTTTCTGCACCATAAGACTTAAAGTTAGTATGGACTTTACCGTTTACCAACAGACTCTTACGAGACACAGTCTTAGATTTACCGCTAGTTGTTCGAGTGACTTCTCCTCCTGAGTAAGGCGTTACGTAAGTAGTCATCAATTTATTTAAGTCCTGATACTTCATGATTGCACCAACAAGTGGGTCTTTCTCTCGGAAATAATCCAATGCTTCTGCACTAACTGAGTAGTGCTGTATCTGAACTTCTTTGCCGTCTTTCATTGCTTCTAGTCCTTTAGGAGTAAGAGCAATCTTTATTGTCTTGTTAGGACGAAGCCCTCTTCCACCTTCAGACTTAGGAGAAAACAAGATACGTTGTTTATCAGGGATTGAGTTTAGGTGAAACTCTTGACCAGCAAGTTTGTAAGCATCTGCAGTAACTTCAACCAAATCTTTTTCAATCTTCTTTTTAAGACGTTCAAGTTCTTGGGTGTCAATGTAAGCACCCGTTAACTCCATGTCGCATAGAACTTGAAGGAGGTCCATCTCCAAACGCCAAACTCTAAGCAAATCATATTCTTTGATTTTATTTTTATAAACTTTGTACAACTGCCAAGTTGATTCAGCATCTATACCTGCGTATTTAGCAACATCACTAAACGCATGTTTTTCAACAGCGTGTCCAATGCCTTTTTCAACAACCTTGTCTAACTCTCTCTTTGCACAATCATCAAGACCAAGCATGTTCTTAGTTCGGTTGTCGATTATGAACGAAGCGGTAAGCGTGTCAAAGTAAGGTTTAGTAGGCACTTGACCACGGAAATACTTAGCAATTGCTTTTAAATCAAACTTAACGTTATGACCAACCTTTACCTTGTTACCAAAAAACAAAGGCTTTACGGTTTGAAATACGTCTCCAGGAAGTAACTGGTCAGGTGGACTATCAAAGATAGGTGTCCACGAATCTTGGCGTTTTGAATAGTCTTGTTCACGAAGTTCTTTGCCTTCTAGTTTGCGTTTTTCACCAGAACCAAGCAAAGGTTTTTCCCAATACAAAAACTCTCCGTTTGGATGACCCATTGGAACTACGTCTACGCGACCTTCTGTAGCAAAAGCAATCCACGTTACAGAGTTAAGTAACGGGTGAACTCTTGAGAAGTCATCAAGTCCGACGGTTTCAACGTCAAAAGCAAATGCGTCAACAGTTGAGTAGTGCTCAACCATTTCTTGTAACTGTTCTTTACTCGTAATTATGTTCATAGTTCCTCTTTATAAGTGGAAGGGCGTGAAGAACAAAAGGTATAAAACCCTCACGCCCCTCCTTGGGACAGATTGCAGACGGAAGGAGGTTTAGCCCTATGCAATCGAACGAGCAACTTCGAGCAATTCAGAACGAGGGGTGTCCCAAATTACGTTAGGCAAGAAGGGAGTTGCCTGTGCTACGAGTTCCTCAACACGAGCGGGGTCGAGGTCCCAATCTTCAATTAGGTCGGTAGAACGAACACGCTCCAATGTGTAAGTTGTTGTTGGACCTGTTCCCTGACGTGAAATTGAATAGTAGAACTTGTTCAATGGTCCACGCTTTGGGTCTTCATGGGCTGCCTTAATCTGACGAAACAGAGTTGGCGGTGCAGTAAGAATCATTGTCTTTTGTACTTCGCCAGAAAGTACTAAAACAGTAAACGCGAACTTACCACGTGGTTTGTCACCAAGGATGTCGCATAGTGGGCAACCTTGTGCATCGCTTGCTGCGATACAGACAAAAGAACGTTTTCCTGAGGAACGGTCAATCCAATGTTGTTCATAAACGCGGAATGGACCGTCGCCAATGAACTTAATTAGTTGTGATTCTTCAGAGACCTTGAGGTCATTTGGATAATCGCCATCTTTAGAAGAGGCTTTTAAAATTTTGGAGGCTGCTTCCCATCCAGACTGGACAGTTGTTCCTACCTTTGGTTGTGCATTTTCATCGTCTGGAGTCAGATAAGACTCAGCGTTTACTTGTGGGGCTGATATTGACATTTTTCTTCTTTCGGTCGTGAGGCTTTCGCTCTCGTTAGTATGAGGTCTATTGACTCTCGGTTATCTCCACTCAGCCACAGCATCTTTCCAACGCGAAACAATCGCATGGGTCAGGTCTGTGTGCTGACTCCATTCTACACGAGCAGTTCCCAAAAGACCTCTCTTTCGGAACTCTTCCACGGCAATTTCTATCAATTGACGGGTGTAGACACGGTTTCCGCTTACCTTCTTACCATTTAAGGTCTTAGAACGTAAACGATACGGGGCTCTTGGTAGATACCCCTTCTTCTCCCACGAACGGATACTGATGATGCTCTTTTCAAGAGCCTTCGCCATTGAACCAATCGTAAAAACTTCAACTTCAACTCCGCCAAGTGTTTTCATAATTGGGTTTACATCCCAAGCATCTTCTTCAACTACTCGACGTTTTTTAGGCGTGGCTGACTCAACCCTACGCTTTTGCTTTGACCCTGGCTTGTATTCAAGGTCTGCAAACGAAGCGAGGATTTCGTCCTCTCCACGTAATCCTGGCATTGTTACTTCTTACTAAGCATTAGTGCCCACACAACAGATGGTGGGAACATCTCGTCTACTTCCTCTTCGGTTAGTAGTCCTTCGTAGAGACAAGCCATGAGTTCGTCTTGGTCTAAAACACGGACTGTCTTAAAGACCCTGTCTTCCAAACCTTTTTCTTTTGCAATCTCTTCAGCACGTGCTTCGTTTGGTTTCTTACGAGATACACGTTTTTGTTTTTGCAATCCTGAATAACCTTCTATTGACTCTGGTAGTTCTAACCACCAGTTTCCTTTATCGTCTTCAAAACCATCTGCATCAATCTTTTCAAAGAGTGCAGTCTTTAGTTCTTTCTGACGTGACTCGTAGAACTCGATGTTCCCTTTTACTGAAATGTATTCTCTGGTCTGTGATTCCAAATCATCTGATGCAAAATCACGAGGCTCGTTTGCTGCTCTAGCCATTTGTTTTCCTTACACGTAGTTGGTTGTTAGAAAGTCTAAGAGACTACCGACCGTTAGGTCAACGCCTCCTTTATCGTTGATGCCCTCTCCGTCAATGACAGCATCAGCAACAGCGTTCTTCTGATTTAGCATCTCGAACTGACGTTCCTCTATCGAGTGAGTAACCAAGAAGTCCTGAATGATGACGGTCTTCCATTTGCTAGAAGTACGTCGTATGCGTGAGTTACGTTGGACTGCAGTTCCTGCTGACCAAGGTAAGTCGTAGTTTACAAGCAAGTTAGCCTGGGGTAGGTCTACACCGTATCCACCAGCATCGCTACTAATCAGTACCCTAACTTCTTTAGAGTTCTGAAACTCTTCTTTAGAAGTTTCTTTTTCTTTAGCGTTCATTTCACCAGAATACAGACGGCTTTCTATGCCTCTGTCAGTGAGTTTTGCTTGAATGAGTTTAAGCATGCCAAGGTAGGTTGTGAACACAACGACCTTTGAATCGTCGTCTGTTTCCAGATGGTCGCATACATAATCCACCATAGCGTCCAATTTGAGCGATACGTCCTTTATGTCGTCTAACCAGCCGTTCTCCCTTAACCCAGCAAGATAAGCACTGCCACCACGAGAACCTTCAATGTTTACCTTTTCACCATCGACTTCTTGCCAACCATTTTGATATTTGGCTGCACTGTCTACTAACAAAGACGGGCTGTCACAGAGCATACGTAGTGCAGTTATCTTGGACATGATTGAACCACGCATTGCATCTGCTGGACTTCCTGGTGTATAGCCTTGACCGTAATGAGCCTCAAGTGAAAACCCAGAACCAAACAAGTTCTTTGCTTCTGCAAGTTCATTAGTCAAATCCATAGTAATTTTTTCGTAAAGGTCTTTTGCTTGTTTATTAAAACGGGTCTTAATTGGGTCAAGATGCGTTGTTGCTGGAAGATACGGAGCAACGTCTGGGTCAGACTGTGCTTTACGAACCGTGGCTTCTTTCATACGGTTATGTAATAAATTTAGATTTCGATACCTCTGTACACCTCCGAAGTTATTTCGAACAATGAAGGTCTTATCAAACAAATCAAATCGACCAAGCAATCCTGGCTCTACGAACTGCATAATGCTGTACAACTCTTCTGGCTTACCGTTCTCAATAGGTGTGCCTGTAAGAGCAAATCGAACAGATACTTTAGAGGCTAAATCTTTTACTTTCTTGGTTCTCTTTGACCTAAACCCTTTAATTGCAGTTGCTTCATCACAAACCATTGCTGATATATCAAGGGTTTTTACAATGTCCCAGTCATTTACTACGGCTTCGTAATTTAGGATGATGTAATCAACCCTATTTGTTTGCCAGTTAAGTGCTTTGGAGTATTGCTCTTCTCTCTGTGCTTTAGTTCCATCAATAACCAGAGGAGTTGAGTCACTGAACTTCCTTATTTCACTAGCCCACTGATACTTCAAACTTGCTAAAGCAACAACCAAAACAGGCTTGTTTATAA